TTATCAACAAAAAACCTTATATTTAATATCCTAAAAACAATAAACTAAATGAAGCAAGTTTTAATCGTTGCAAATCCTCAAGGAGTAGATGCAACATCGGTAGGATTAGCCGGACAATTAATCCAAGAGACAAACAACAAAGCATTAATCAGATTTGAAAACGAGTTTGGAGAATTTGAGGAATGGTATTTTGAATTAGGAGAATTTGTAGAATTATGAAGCAATTAATCGAAAAGTTGGTGGCAATTCAAAGTGAATTGAAAGCACCTAAAGGACAAACAAACAATTTCGGAAAGTATAAATATCGTTCATGCGAAGATATACTCGAAGCAGTAAAGCCATTACTAAAAAAAGAAGGTTTGTTTTTATCTATTACCGATGAGATAGAAAATGTTGGCGATAGGTATTATATCAAAGCAGTTGCGATAGTTACCGATGGCGTGGATAGATGGCAAACACAAGCATTAGCAAGAGAAGAAGAAATTAAGAAAGGAATGGATGCAAGTCAAATTTCGGGTAGTGCTTCGAGTTATGCTCGAAAATATGCACTAAATGGAATGTTTGCTATTGACGATACAAAAGATAGTGATGCCACAAATACCGGAGATAGTTTAATTGATGCGAACATTCCTAAACTTGATAACGTAGAGTTTGCATTGTATGAAGTTAAACTGGCTAAAAGCCAAGACGGATTGAAAACAATTTGGTCAAAGCATTTAACACATCAAAAGAATGAATTATTTTTAGAGGCAATTAAAACTAAAAAAGCAGAACTAAATGGATAATCAATTAATAAACTTTGAGGGATTGCAGTTGCAATCTCTCAATAAAGAAGACATAATAAGCCAAAGTTTATTGGTTAAGGCAAACATACTCGATGGTAATTTGGGTGCGTTAGAAGTGCTTATATCAGCCAAGAAGATGCAAGAACTTGGTAAGCAGCTGGAAGATGTTAGCAGACCAATAGCAGAGGATAGATTAGGTCTTGGGCGTGGCGAGGTTTATAAAACTCAATCGGTAGAAATAGTTGAAAAAACGATTGGAAGTAAAACTGATTATTCAAATTGCAACGATGAAATTTGGGAAAAGTTGCAACAAGATTTGAGTGATTTAAAAGAAGCGATTAAACAACGTGAAGCATTCCTAAATGCACTAACAACTCAAACCACAATCGTTACTAACGATGGGGAAATAGTTACGTTAAACCCACCTATTAAGTCCGGTAGGATTGGATTATCATTAACAATTAAATAGTATATTTGTAAACTTAATTTTTAAACAATGTCAGAAGAAAAAAAAGAAAGCTGGGGTGCTTGGAAAAAGCAAACTGCAAAAGGCGAAGTAATTAATTTTACTTTGAATGGAACTCGTTACTCTATGTGGGCAAATGCTTACAAGAAAGATGAGAAACAACCCGACTACAAAATTTATGTAAACGATTATGTAGCACCGACAACAAACAATGATTTACAACCGAAGGCAACGGATTTGCCATTTTAATCTCAAGAAAAAATGTCAGAATTAACGAATGAACAAAAAGCAATTAACGTATTGATTTCAGCGATTGATGCTTTATTAGCAAAACAAAATTTGAACTTATCAGATTTGAAGTTAGTAACCTATGCGATTGATGTGTTAAGGCCATCAACACCGGAGGAAACAAAAGAAGAAACCGTAGAGGAGATGTAAAATTTTAAGGGAGTAGAAATACTCCCTTTTTTTAAACCAAAAAGATGAAAGAAGAAACTAAAAATTTATGCCATTGGGCAGCACAATTATACGAGAGTGATAGAATGTCAGCAAGTGAAATATACGCTTGTTTGCTAAACACAAAAACAAGGATTAAAGAAGTAGCACAAGCCAAACAAATAGTTGGTTATATGCTTTATAATCATTGTGAATATACCTTACAACAAGTAGTCAATGAATTAAATCTTACAAACCATTCAACTGCTATTTATTGGATTGATAAAATACAAACTGAATTGCGTACCAATAGCCGGATGAAGTTTAGGTACAATTATATGCTGGATGTTATCAATGGAAACCCAAAGCCATTAGTAAGAAATAAGAATGCAAACACCGATAAGAATGTATTGAGTGAATACGATATGCAATACATCAAATCCAATATTAAGTTTAAATACAATGTTTCTTATTATGCTGATATGCTCCGGAAGAATAGAAGTCCTATAAATGTTTACATGCGTTTTCTTAAAAAACAAAGTGTTATATTTGGAACTCAAAAAACAAGTAGTTATAAACCTAAATTAGAAACCAAAAAAATTGATTACTAATGCAAAAGAAATATTATTTCTCGCATGATATTAATGCGATACAAGATGTTAAAATTCAATACCTACTGGCAAAGTTTGGTGGAGTTGCCTATGCTTTGTGGTGGCGTGTAATTGAAATGCTACATGAAGCAGAGGACAATAAGTTACCACATAAGGAATATTATTATTTGGCATTGGAAAACCAATTAAAGATAGACAAGGATATTGTAAGGGATTTTATAAGATGTTGCATTGATGAGGTTGAATTGTTTAGATGTGATGGCAATTACTTTTGGAGTGAACGAGTTTACGAGAATGTAAATAAGATGAATGAAACAAAAGCAAAGCAATCAAATGCTGGTAAGATTAGTGCAAGTAAACGTAAACAAACTTCAACGGATGTTGAACAAGTGTTGAACACTACTTCAACGAGTGTTGAACGCAACTCAACAAATAGAAATATAAATAGAAATAGTATATATACACCAAGTTTGATTGAGGTTAAGGATTTTTTTATTGAGAATGGGTATAGTGAGCAATCTGCAAAACAAGCATTTGATTATTATGAGCAAGGTGGATGGGTAGATAGTAAAGGAACTAAAGTCAAAAATTGGAAACAAAAGATGCGTGGTGTTTGGTTTCGTGATGAACACAAAATAAATAAACCAACGGTAGCAAACTTTTCAATGCCTATAAACTAATGAGCAACTTCAACAAAGATTTTAAATTTGATTTGGATTTCGGCGTACTAAACGGAGAAACTTGGTTTCACGAAATAATGACCAATAAAACAATAGAAGTTAAATGTGATAGAATTGCAGTTAAAACTGGTAATGTTTATATTGAGTATGAGAGTAGAGGTAAGCCATCCGGTATAGCAACAAGTGAAGCAGATTACTGGGTTTATAAATTTGATGAAGAGAGTGCAGTAATTTTTAAAACAGAAGCACTTAAAAGAAAATTAAAAACATTGGTTAATTTAGGAGTTGCAAAAGCAGATGTAAAAGGTGGGGATGATAAAACTTCAAAAGGAGTATTATTAAGTTTAAAAGATTTATTATATTAGCCGAACTAAACCAAAAACAAAATGATAAAAAAACTAACTGACTTTGAGAATGAATTATTAGAATTTCATAAACAAGGTATTCAAAAAGGAGATTATTGTGGCTTTGATATTTTAGATGACTATTACACAAGGAAAGTAGGTAGTATGACATTCATACTTGCTTCGCCACATTCGGGTAAAACTGAATTTAACTTGGAATTATTGCTTAACCTTTCTTTGCTTTACAATCAAAGGCATATTCTTTTTACACCGGAAACCGGAGATTATAAAGACATAGCCAAAGAACTTGTATCAAAGTATTGCAAGAAGCAATTTTTTGCAAGTGATTTTGAGCATTGCACCGAAGCCGAGATTTATAATGCTATCAACTTCCTATCTGATAAATTCTTTATTGTAGACAATGATGAGAATAGTTTTACGTTTGACGATATTATAAACCAAACAAAATTGTTTGAAGCAGAAAACAACATTAAAATAGACAATATCCTATTCGACCCTTACAATGAGATTAAGCATGATATGAAGGATTATGCCGGTAGACAAGATTTATACATTGAGGATGCTATTGGTAAGTTAAGGAGATATGCAAAGAAGGAAAGTAAACATATCTTTATTTGTATGCACCCACAAGACCAAGCACCGATAACTGAAAACGGTATTACGTTCTATCCACCACCACACCCAAGACAATCAGCAGGTGGCCAATCATTTTTTCGTAAGGCAATGGCGTTTATAATTCTTTGGCGACCACCAAAAGGTTTTATTGATAACGAAACTGGGCAACCATACGAGGATAACGAAACGCAGATACATATTGCAAAGGCAAAGCCAAAAGGTAGTGCCAAAATTGGTAAATGCAAGTTGTATTTTGATTGGCGTAAGAATAGATTTTATGAACGCAAAGATGATGGTATTTACTTTGGGTTAGAAGCAAAGGCAAAGCGTGAACGTAACGTAGATGCTGGTAACTTGGAATTGTCAGCACTAAAGAATACATTTGGTAAAGAATTTAACGAAGCACCTTTTTAACTATGAGCAATCACAAAAACCATTTAAACAATCTACAAAGCCAACTCGAAGGATTAAGATACTTTCAAGAGGAACGATTGCGTTTACTAATGCTTGGAATTGACTTGCAAATTATCAATCGTGAATTAGAAGATTTGAAAGGATATGATGAAACCATTGACAAGGCATCTGCACTAACTACAAAAGCAAAGGAGTTACACGATACTATGTTTGCACGTTATGAGTCAGCGACCATACAACTTGACATTATTAGAAGTGAGGCAATGGCTTTATGCGAATACACAAAGGACTTGGAGAAACAATTAGAAGCACATACTCAATTGTAATGAAGAACTCTGAAGACATTGTTCAACTTGCAGTTGTAAATTATTTGCGTTTAAAATATCCAAAGGTTAGGTTTATGGCTAACTACCTATCAGGAGCAAAGTTACCGATATATCTTGCCAAAAAAGCTAAGATACTTGGCCAAGCAGGACAAGGTACTCCCGATTTGTTTATATTTTTTAACAATACAAAGTATTCATTTTTGGCTATTGAACTAAAGGCAAGTGATAAAACACCATTCAAAAAGGATGGGATGTTAAAAAGTGATGAGCATTTAACTAAACAATATGACTATATATGCTATCTAAATACAATAGGTGCTTATGCTTGTTTTTGCGTTGGTATAGATGAAGCAATTAGCACGATAGATAGATATATGTCAAATGAACTTTGATGCAATTATAAGTGATTATTATACCAAATCTGATATAATAGCATTTTTCAAGAAGATAGCTGGTGATTGGTGGGAAGAATTAAGACAAGATGTATTTGTAATTCTTTGCGAATACGATAGAGATAAAATTATAGATATGCACCAACGCAAATGCCTAAAGTTTTTTATAGTTAGAATTTCCCTAAACCAATTTAGAAGTAAAACATCTAAATTCTACTACAACAATTTCAAGAATAACAAAGATGTGCTATCATTAGCCGAAGATATAAATGCTTTGGATAGTGATTTTGTTTTATTGGATATGTGGAATAACAACCAAAAGGATAGAGCCGATTTATTACAACGTGAAGCAAGGTTACAAAAGATTGAAAAGGCAACCGATAAACTTCGATACTTTGAGCAAGAGATATTTAGGTTATGGATTGAGTTGGGTAGTTACAAAGCCATAACAACAAAGACCGGAATACCAACCCGAACAGTATCGTTTGGAGTTAAGAACGCAATAGATAACATTAAAAAAAATTTAAAATGATAGATTTAATTACAATACCATTATCAGCGATGGCTGGTATTACATTTGCCGAATTATCGGGAATACCACAAGCATTTTCTAATTACTTATTTGATAGGTATAACATAGGTAGAAGCGTAAAAGGCAGTCCATTAAGATTTCCATATAGATTAAAACCTTTCGATTGCTCTTTATGTTTAGCTTTCTGGGTTTGTTTTTCTTTAAATTTATATTTAGATAATATATGGGCATTATCATTTGTTTATGGTTTGTCTGCAAGTTATTTATCAATTTTACTTAAAAAGTTATTATGAAAGATTTAAAAAATTTAGACGTACTAAAAAAACATTCATTGCACTGGCTTACTTTAAGAGATGCAAACTACATTTCTAATTTGCCCGAAGCAGATGTAAACG